GCAGCACCACGCCGGTCATCAGCCAGAACGCGGCGAGCAGCACGCAGAACGGCTACATGACCAGCACCTACGCGGCCAAGCTGGACAGCATGACTGCGGGCGCGAGCGTGTCGTCGGTCAGTGTGTCCGGCGGAAGCACCGGCCTGACCACGTCCGGCAGCCCAATCACGGCCTCCGGCACGATCACGCTGGACGGTGTGCTGAGCGTGGCCAATGGCGGCACCAGCAGCACCTCGGCATCATCGGCCATCTCGTTCCTGGCAGGCGCAACCACCAACGGGCAATACCTCCGCGGCAACGGAACCGTGGTGCAGATGTCTGCCATCCAGGCCATCGACCTGCCCCAGATTGCCCTGGGCGGATCCGCAGTCAGCGGAACGCTAGGTGTGATCAACGGCGGCACGGGTCAGAGCAATGTCTTCAGCGACGGCGACCTGCTCATCGGCAAGAGCCTCGGGAGCACGCTGGCCCGGGCCAAGCTGACCGCGGGCGCAAACATCTCCATCACCAATGGCTCCGGCACGATCACCATCGCAGCCACGGGCACTGGCACTGGCGACGTGGTGGGGCCTGGGAGCGCTACGGATGGCGACTTTGTTCTGTTCGATGGCACCACCGGCAAGCTGATCAAGGGGGCTAGCTACCGCCAGGTGGGCGGGGATATCATCGGGCCGATTGGCGGCAGCTCGATGATCGACGGGTTCGTCTACATCCCGGCCGGCTCCGGGGCTCCGACGGGCACTCCGACCAATGTCTCAGGCACCAACGTGCCGATGTACTTCCACACCAACAACGCGACCAACACCAACGTGCTGTACATCCACAACGGATTCGCTTGGAAATCGGTCGCTCTGACCTAACCTGAAGGCCCATGAAACACTCCTTCCCCTGCGTAGAATCAATGCGGCGCGTGAACCTCTCCAACGGGCGCGTGGTGCGCGTCTGGCGCGACCGTACCAAGGAGAACCTGTCGGCCTCCTACGACGACGCGGACATCGTGTCGACCTGCATCGCAAACGCGACCAACGACACCCAGCTCCTGGCCGCACTGGCCAAACTGAAGGGCGTGAATGCCGCGGAGCTGGTCGACGCCAATGGCCAGGGCACTGTGGTCTACACCGCCTGGCCGTGAGCGGTGCTAGGTTCTTGAAGCAGGCCTAAATCGGTGCTTGCAATATGCCGTGACAATCGTTCCAACCCGGCGCCGGGTGATGGCTGTCGGTTGCTCCCACGGTAACCGGGCCAACAAGGACGCCCTGGCCGCGGTGCTACTGTTCCGGGAGCAATACCGGCCCGACGAGGTGATCCACCTCGGGGACGCCTACGACCTGGCCAGCCTCCGGGCAGGCTCTCTGGCCAACCCGGATGACTCGGATCATGCGGACGATTACCTCGATGACATCGAGTGTGGCCGGGACTTCCTGAATGCCTTGAGGCCCACGGTGTTCATCATGGGCAACCACGACCAGCGTGCCCTGAAATACCTGCATCACCACAACACCGTGGTGCGTGGCTTTGCCGAGGCCATCTGGGACAAGATGAGAGAGCCCATCGAACGGCACACCCGGGTGTTCATCAAATACCACGACGTGCTGCCCAGGAGTTGGTACAAGCTGGGCGGTTACTCCTGGGGGCACGGCCTGCTGTACTCCGAGAACTTCCTGCGGGACACCGCGGAGACCTGGGGCAACACCGTGGTGGCCCACGCGCATCGCGCTGGTATGGCCACAGGGCGCCGGAGCGACAATCCGGTGTGCCTGTCGCCTGGGACACTTGCGGACGCTCCATGCATGGATTACGCGCTGAGGCGCCGTGGTACGCTGGCCTGGTCCCACGGCATCGTGTTCGGCGAGTACACCGAGGACAGCGCCCAGCTTTACGTTCACCAGTGGTCCCAAGGAGAAAAACGATGGAATCTTCCCAGCTTCTAAAACTCATCCGAGCCGAGATCAACAAGTCCTTGGAGAACCCGGGGCCCGAGTGGAAAACCCGGGATCAATGGGGCCAGGAATGGGGCCTCAAGGGCGGTCAGACAGGCAGGCTGCTGCGGGTGGCTATTGAGTCCGGCCTGATGGAAACTCGTAAGTTCAGGATTCCATGCTTGAGCCGCGGATCTTACCCTGTCCCACACTTCCGATGCGTTACCAAAACCTCGTAAAACCCAGCCTTATCGTCGAGATCGTCCATCCCGACGCCGAGTTCCGCGTGGGGGAGAACAGCTGGTTATCGGTGGTTTATCGTCGGGTCGACAATGGTCGGATTTATGTGCGACCAAAGGCCGAGTTTGTGACCAAGTTCGTGCCAGTGATCGACAAGTGACCACCGTTTGACCCCTGCAAACATTGGGTTTTCTTCAAAATCTACAGAAAAACAGTTTTCTCTGTAGACGGGTTAAGTGTTTTCATGCAGATTGTCGTTGTCGAAAGCGAAACACCTTACGCCCGGATGGGGCGAATACCATCCACCGGGGGCGCGACCGGCCAACGCGCAACACTCTTCAAGCCATGACCACTCTCTCCAACCTAATTTCCGCCCTGATCATCGTGGAGTCCTCCGGCAATGATCAGGCCATCGGCGACAACGGACGCGCCCTAGGGCCATTACAGATCCACCGCGGGGTGGTCCTGGATGTGAACCGGATCACCGGGAGCAACTACCGGCACCAGGACATGACCAACCGCGCAGCAGCCCGGGCTGTGTGCGAGGCCTACCTCAAGCACTGGGGCAAAGGCTGCACGACCGAGCAGCTTGCCCGTAAATGGAACGGAGGCGGCCCCAGCGGTGACAAGAAGAAGGCCACCGAGGCGTACTGGCTCCGCGTAAAGAAACACCTTCCGAAATGACCAAACCGAAAACCATCAACGTGACACCCACCACACACAAGGCCCTGCGGGACTACTGCCTGCAGACCGGCTCTAAGCTGCAGGCCATCGCCGACAAGGCCATCCTGTCCTGGCTGAGAAAGGCTGCCAAGTGACCCGCATCCTTGCCATTGACCCCGGGGCCTCCGGCGGCCTGGCCTACCTTGGGCAATCCGGGATCATCCTGAACTCCATGCCGGAGACCGACCAGGACATCAGTGTGCTGGTGAGCGACAGGCTGGCGATCAGCGACGTGGTCTACATTGAGAAGGTCGGCGGGTACGTCGGCGGCAAGGGGGCGCCGGGCAGCTCCATGTTCAACTTCGGCTACAACGTCGGATTCCTGCACGGCCTGATTGCAGCCTCGAAGACCCGGGTGATCGAGGTTCCGCCGCAGCGCTGGCAGAAGACGCTGGGGGTCGGTAACAAAGCGACCCATGGGGCGAAGTGGAAAAGCCATCTTAAGGGCATTGCGCAGCAGCGGCAGCCCAGGCAGGTGATCACGCTGAAGACGGCGGACGCTGTGCTGATCCTGGAGCACGCCATGATCGCGGAGGGCCTCAAGTGATCACCAAGAAGACTATCACCAGCGCCGTGGCCGCGGGCTGGATCTCATTCCCGGAACCCAAGGCCCGGGAGTTGTCGAGGAACTGGGCGCAGCCGGTCGAGGCCTTCGACTCCGAGCTCGCCTACCGGCTGTGGGACAACGGAGCCGACACCGACACGGTGGCCCGGGCCATCGGCTGCAAGCGCCGGTTTGTGGCCCAGATCATCAAGCACCACAGACGATGAATCCCATCAAACCAAAACGTCCCACAGCGAAGGTGTTTGTCGTATCAGACGACACGCACCTAAGACTCAAGAAATACGCAACCAAGAAGGGCTACAAGCTCCAGTTTGTGGCAGATGAAGCAGTGACTGAATACCTACAGAGGAAGGAAACGAAATGACACGCACAATCGAAGCAATCAAAGTGATGCAGGCGTATGTGGAGGGTAATGAGGTGGAGGTCTTGTTTGCCGGAAAGTGGCAAAAAACAAATGTTCCTAGTTGGAGTTGGTCTGAAACAACCTACCGCATCAAACCCACCGCAACGCTCCGCCCGTGGACTGCGGATGAGGTGCCACTAGGAGCGCAGGCGAGGAATCGTGAACACCCAAAAACACGTTGGTTGATCGACCGCACATCCAGCGAAGAAAACAGAAAGGACTGGTGCGAAAAATACGAACACAGCACCGACGGCGGTGTGACTTGGAAACCCTGTGGGGTGGTGGAGGAGGCGAAATGAACCATCATATCGGTGACACCAACAAAATGATCAACGACGGAGGACCGGCGTTTCCGAACGTCCCATCCGATCCACAATATTCAAAATGGGACATGGGCATGACCCTCCGCGACTTCTTCGCAGCGGCCATCATGCAGGGACTAATGTCCAGCCAGTGTCAGGTAGATGATCCGTATCCGATCTATGCCTATCGGATAGCCGACGCAATGCTCAAAGCGAGGGAGGCGAAATGAACCATCTTGGTGACACCAACAAAATGGTCAGTGGGAACCCGAGGATGGACGCATCAGCACATGATGACGGAGCCATTTGGCAAACTGGTTGCGAACTCGAACTCGAACTCAACGCAGCCACCTCCGAGATTGAGGAGAAGCGCAAAGATGTCGTCTGGCTGGCGACTGAAAAGGCCAAGTTAGAGGAGCGCATCAAGCGGCTGGAGGAGGCGGGGGATGAAGCAATCTACCCCTTTGAATATGCGGCCAGAGTGAGAATTTGGACAGAAGCCAAGGAAGCCAAGCCGTGAGAACATCAACCGAAACACTGATCGCAGCCATGCGGATA